GTCTATCAGGCGGGGCGGGGCTGATGCGTGCCGGAGGTGGACGTGCCAAGGGGGCAGCGTTTGAGCGAGAAATCTGCAAGCTCATTGAGCTGGCCACAGGCAGAAAATTACGCAGGCGGTTGTCACAATATCAGGAAAAGAACCTGAGCGATCTGGAGCCAGCGGATAACAAGCCGTTTCCGTTTTTGATTGAGTGCAAGCGATATGCGAAAGTTTCGCCTAGCAATAATTGGTGGGATCAGATAGTGACGGCGGCTAAGTCTGCGGCCAATACTAATGACGCCCTGCCGTGTTTGATATATAAGCTGGATCGTCAGCAGACGCAGGTGCGGATACCGATTCAGGCGCTTGTGGTGCTAGGCAACTCCAGCGTGGCGCAAGACATAGCTGAGACATACGATTGGCGTTACACGGCGACGCTGGACTGGGAAACGTTTGAGATGGTGCTGCGCGAGCATCTGGCGGTGATGTGATGCTGGTTCAAATACCGCCAAGGGATTTATCAAAGTGCCGACAGGCTGCCACTGGTCGCTGGCAATTGGCACGCATGTCAGGTGTCGGTAATCAGCGCAAAGATGGTAGCAGGTCTGACAATGACATCGACTATTTAGGCGTCCGGGCTGAGTTTGCAGTCGCGTCTCTGTTGCAGCTTGACTATGAGCCTAGCGCGTTAGGCATTGATGATGGCGCGGATATGTGGTGCGGTGGCGTCAACATCGACGTAAAGTCAACCTTTCACCAAAACGGCAGGATGCTATTCAAGAGCAAGAGTGCGTTCAAATCTATGGTTTGCGTATTAGTCTCATCAACAGAAAATGACAGCGTTATGAATGTGCGGGGCTGGGCAGCAGCGGTTGATTTTTCTAAAAATTCTTTCGAGGTAGATTTATCACACGGCCCCTGCTGGATAATGGAAAATGAGATGCTAAGGCCAATGCCAGACTTGTGGAGCAGGTTAGCTAAGAAGCGCGTCGGGGTTAGTTTATGACCCGGCCAATGTATGAGACACAAGCCAACCGCAACAACGAGCAGCGGGTGGCTGACTTACTGGCGGAAAAGGGCTACAGCCTCGACAAGCTGCCAATGAGCTTTGGCCTAGACGTGGCCATCACCGACGATTTTGAAGAAAAGATTGTGGCGTTTGCCGAGATAAAGGCACGCACATTTGAAATGAATAAGTATCCGACGGCAATGATTAACCTGCACAAGGTTATCAGGGCGCATGACATTTCCGCTTGCACCGGATTGCCGTCGTATCTTATCGTTCTTTACCGCGACGCACTGGTGCGAATAAATTTTGCCAGTGAGTTCGAGGTCAAGATGGGTGGCAGGTCAGACCGAGGCGATCCGGCGGATCGTGACGTTTGTGCCTATTACCCGATTAGTGGGTTCACGGTTGTGAGCCAATTTTGAAAAGCTGAAAACGGAAAAGGAAACGTAAAATGGCTTTAGGTTTTGTGAATGAAAATGGCGGCGACGGTTCAGCAATCGTGCCGATTTTGAAGTATGAGACACGCGGTGGTTACATCATTAAGGTTGACCGGCATCAGGATGAGGGCGGCACTTGGGTTAAGGATGAGACCGAGCTGGAGTATCCGGTTAAAGTCGCAATGGATTTGGAGAACATCAAAGTTGGCTGGCTCGGCTTTGTTGGTGGTGCGCCAGACTTTCATCTGGTCAACATTGGTGAGCCAATGCCTGCACGTCCAAGCCCTGACCACAATCAGGGGTTTCAGGTAAAACTCTGCAATAAGGAGCTGGGGCTTCGTGAGTTCAGCAGCGGCGCAAAGACCGTTACTGTGCCGTTCAACGACCTCCACAATGCGTTTGAGGCCCAAAGGGCCGACAATGCGGGCAAGGTGCCGGTGGTAGAGTTTACCGGCTCTGAGCGTTACAAGGTTAACACGCCAAATGGTGAGCTGACCTTTAAGAAGCCGGTAATGGTTATCTCAAGTTGGGTTGACCGTCCGGCAACCTTAGACGGTGCAGCAGCACCGCAAGAACCTGCGCCGACAGTGTCTGCGCCTGCAATGGCAGCCGTTGCCACCTCGGCGGCTCCACCAGCGGGCAGCGACCTGTTTTAGCGCGGGAGGTCACGGCGGTTAGGGTTTCCCTCCCTTTCCCTAGCCGCCGTGGCCGCTTTTGCAAAGGGATAAAGGGGCAGGAAAGGGTTTTAGTTATGACAAATATATCGGCTCACATTGAGCAAATAGCGAGGCACTATTGGGGTGAACCCAATATGAAGCTGTCGCAAAAAGGCCGGACGCTCCGGTTCGGCAACAGAGGCTCACGCGAGGTGCATCTGGGCAAAGGCACTTGGTTTGACTTTGAGACCAACGAGGGCGGTGGCTGTGTGGATTTGGTGCGGATGAACGAGGGCGCAACAATCGCCAGCAACATCCCTGAGATATTAGAGCGAAAGTTCGGCATCCAGCGTCAGGCGCAGCAGTCGTTGCAGCCAGCGCGGTTTATGTCAGCGGTGTATGACTACATCGACGATCAGGGTGAGGTGCGCTATCAGGTTAGGCGGTTTGAGCCGAAGACGTTTAGGCAGTGTCGGCCAGACGGTAAGGGCGGCTGGCTCTTTAATATGGATGGCGTCGAGGCGTTGCCGTATAACCTGCACCACATAATCACCAACCCTGACGCGCCAATATTTATTGTGGAAGGCGAGAAGGCGGCACAGCGGCTGACTAAGCTGGGGCTAGTCGCCACAACGTCTCACGGTGGTGCCAAGAAGTGGCAGCCGGTGCTTAACCAGTATTTCGCTGGACGCAATGTCGTGGTGCTTGCTGACAACGATGACGCAGGGCGCGAACATGCGGATATCGTGATCGGCAACCTGTTTGGCGTCGCCGGTCGGGTAAAGCGGGTGGAGCTGGACGGACTACCGGCCAAGGGTGATGTTGTCGATTGGCTCGACAGCGGTAAGGGTTTAGAGGATTTGACGGCAGCGGTTAAGGCTGCCGTGGTTGTGGCTGAGGCTCCGGCGGTTGAGGTTGAGGCGGAGGATTATAACAACGATAATAATGACGGCGATTACTTCGATTTCGTTGACGAGGACTATTTGATGAACATGCCGCCAATCGAGTGGGCGGTCGGTGAGGGTGACGACGGACTTATTACGGCGCACGGCTTGAGCATGATCTACGGCCCGCCGGGAAGTGGCAAGAGTTTCATCAGTCTGGATATGGCGCTATGTCAGGCGCACGGTATCGACTGGCAGGGCATTGAGACTAAGCAGGGCGACGTGCTTTACATAGCCGGTGAGGGCGTTGGCGGGCTTGGTAAGCGCGTTAAGGCGTGGAAGTCAACGCACGGCCTTGGCACAAGCGGCCACTTTCACATGCTGCCGCTGGCTGTAAACATGCGCGATCAGGCTGAGGTTGAGAAGTTAATCCGGTCAATCGACCGGCTGGATAGGAAGTGGACGGCGGTATATATCGACACATTGGCGCGGGCAATGCTGGGGGCTGACGAAAATAGCTCGACCGAAAGCGGGCTAGTTATATCTGCGGCTGACGCTATCCGCAATCATGTGCAGTGTGCGGTCGTGTTTGTGCATCACAGCGGTAAGGCGGCGGAGCGCGGGGCAAGGGGGTCGTCGGCCATCCTTGGCGCTGTAGACACGTCTGTGGTGGTGTCGAAGGATGAAAGCTACATAACGATGCGCGTTGAGAAGCAAAAGGATGCCGAGCCTATGGCTGATATTACGCTGGAGATGACGCCAATTGCATCCATATCAGGGTCGTCGGTGGTACTGACGAGGCTGGATGGCGGCGACGTGCCGAAGAAGAAACGCGCCATAAAGCCAGCGCCGGGGCGGCAAGAGCATGCGTTTATGGCACTGCAAAATGTCATCATAGATAGGGGCGAAAAGGTGGTGCCAGTGTCTGCTTGGCACGACGCTCACACCCTAAAATCACCCGATTTGACCAAAGGACAGAAGGGCAGCGATAGGCAGGCACTTCAGAACAAGGGATTGGTCGTTGTTCACGAGGGCAAATGCTGGATTAACAATGACTTATCGGAAAAGGTTATATGAAAAATGGGGTCATATAACCGTTATATATATAACCGTATAACGGTAGGTTAGGTTATATATACCCTAAGGGTATATAACCTGACCAACCTGCCGAGCGTATAACCAGAAGGGAAAAGATGATGGTAGCTAAAAAGACAACGAGGCCGAGGCCAAAACCTAGTAAGGTTTACTATCAGCCTACTCAGCCAGCAATGCGTCGGATGCAGGATGCGTTGCACAAGTATGACGATGTCGTGTCTGAGGTTGAGGGGCGTTGGGGTGTCGACCGGCTGGTGTGGGTGTGTGGTAGCGGCGACCTGCGTGACAGGTTTGAGCAGCAGATGGATAGGCTCAATGCGGCGATAGACAAATGCGATCCGTCGATTGAGCATGAGGTTGAGGTGACTTTGCGTGGTGTGGCGGCGTTAGAGGCTGCCGCCATAGCTGCTGGCGCGAAACCTCTCAGCGGTGACTACATCGAGGGCAGGATGCCTGACGGCAGGGTGATAGCGATAACGGCGACAGGTTATGAGGCGGGTAAGGTAAAGCGCGACAATCGTGATATGGTCGTGTATTCTGTTGATGAGGTAGGGCGGATCATTGAGGGGTTGAATAAAGAGGCACCTGTGGTTGATGCTATAAAGAACGCGTT